AGCGTACTTGTAGTCACCAAATTCCTTTGCGTGGCCTAAAACCGTATCGTTTTCAATCACCTTCATTTCCTCTCGTATCTTGTCTGAAAGATACTTGAGAATGTCATTACTCATTTACTCTCCTTTTTTGAGGATCTTTCTTCTTGGGCCATCTCCCTTGCGATGTCGATGCCCATCCGTACACCTTCCGCCTGCTGTTTGGCAGCCAGATGTGCTTTGTCGGAAGCAACCTTCGCCCCCGTTTGTAAGCCAGCGATACGCTCCTGTGCGGCGATTCGCTCTCTTTCGATGTCTAGCTGGTCTGATTTTGCTGCTGCATCGACCGCTAGTTTTCTTTCCTTGATCTCGGTTTCCTTGGCTCTGAGTTGCAGTTCTGCCTGCTTCATCTGAACCACAGGGTCTTGTGCTAAAGCCTGAGCCTGCTGTTGTGCAGCTTCGGCCTGATCTTTTGCCAAAAGTTTTTGTGCTCCTGCGGCCGCCAAACGGGAGACTTGAACTTCCATATCTTCCGGCATATCCATATTGGGTTCTGGATACGGGACACCCAACTGCTCTTCGATCTGACGGCGGTATTCAAAGGCTAGGTGCTCTTGAATATGAGCCGCCATAGCTCCAGAGATTTGATTTGCCATGGGGCTTTGCCCAATCATCTGGGCAAGTTTTGGATCTTGAACGGCGGCCATGTGAACCGTGATATGCGCCTGATGATCCTGATACATAAATGCCTTGACGGGCTTTCCGGTCAGGACTGCCATGTTCTCTGATACAGGATCTCTTGGTTTTTGATCATCCTGCATCGGTACTAACTTGGCCGCATTCTTAATTCCCAAGACTTCAAGCATTTGACGGTGCAGATAGGGAAGGTCATAGAGTTGCGGTGCGCTTTGGGCTAACTGCATGACCGCCTGATACTGAACCACCTTCTGAGACATCGTGGCCGCATTTGGATCTGATACGGGGATAACGTCTACCTGATCATAGTCCGACTGCTTTGCCCTTGGAGTCCCATCTACCGGCTGATACGTATAAGACTCTGGGGTGTAGTCACGGATGATGACCTTAAGAAGCCGAAACTCCTGCTTCATTGCATAGTGAATCCGTGCCTGAACGGCTGACATCACCTTAAGAGTGCGCTCCAATATAGCCAGCGTCGTACCCACTGGGGACTGGGCGCTCATGTCGGATACCTTCAGATCCGCTGCACTAGCGAACCTACGACCTTCTTCAACGATGGTGCCCAGTAACTGATACAACACCTGACTTGGCTCCTTGTACGGGAGCGTCATGATGTTGTCTTTGATGGTGCCCGAGGCAACGTCTACATCTCGGAATTCCGCCGGAGAGATCGGCGTATCGTCTCCCTTAACCCGAAGACCTTTAGTTTTGAATCCTCCGGGCAGATTTGACAAAGTGCCAGCGTCAACAAGTTGGCGAATGAGAGAAGTACCAGACTTAGCAAAAGCACCAATGAGATGGATAAGACCAAAAGCGTAGAAGCCAAAGCCCGGAATATATGAATAATGGACGAAGTGATTTCTCTTTTGTTTTGTGTCATCTTCAGGATTCCAATTACGGCGTATCGCCAAGACTGTGTTGGTTTGTTTTTCGATCGTAACTACATAAGGAAGGGCGATTCCGGTTGGCTCTCCGTCCTCATCTTTGTCCTCATACCCTGGTAAATCTAAATCAACGTGCATCTCCAAAATTTTGTACCGGTCATCGGTCGAGGCACGAAAGCCCATCTTCTCGGCAATCTTTTTCTCAACTTCATCAAAGGTATCCTGAGGATCTGGTAAGTCCACATCTAAGTAAAAGCCACCAACCATAAGTTTGCGCAACTCATTCGGTGTCTTACGCATCACATGGGTGACACGCTCCGCCACTTCTAGATTAGATGCGCCATAGGGAACAACAATATCCTCCGCTGGAACAAACATCGAGACCTGCCGCTCAAGACTTGGGTCGTAATAGACCTTCTTAAACGCATTGCCCGAAAGCCCCAAGCCCCAGAGCATCCGTTCATGCTCGGGACGGTACTCGACCATAACCTCGGTTAACTGATAGTTCATGTCATCCTTGACACGAATAGAGGCATCACGTTTTTCAGGGGTTTCTTTTCCAATAATCTGGGTCTTCACTGGACCAGCTGCCGGGAAGGTCTCCATGATGGTCTCGGCTTGAAACTTAACGAGAGCCTCACTTAATAGTGGGTGGTAGACACCACAGGATCCAGGCCATGGCTCAGTCCTGTCTTCGACTTTCATGCCCAATAACTCTAGGCCGTCTACATAAGTCTGTATCCAGTCTTTGCGGGAGGATAGATCTTCTGTAAATTCCCCGACCAGATCTCCTGCTAGTTCGGTTAACTCACCATCATCCATATTTTCAGCAAGGTTGGCGTTGAAGTCGTCTTCTTCTTCGCCTTTTTCAATTTCTAATATTGGCATCCCATCAATACCAATTCGCACGGCTTCGGGATCTTCGATCTCAATCTCAATTTCCGGATCTCCGGACATTAAGGTTTCGTCTGTCATCCCCATCGGGGCTTGTCCTAGTGCTTTATCAATTGCCATTAGTAATATCCTTCAAAACGCCGCCGAAATGCCGGAGGCTCGTCGTCTTCGTCTAAAAGAGTTCGAACAAAACCGCCCTTGCGAAATCTCATTAACGCAAGAGAGACAGTATCCACATAGTCATCATGCTCTCCCGAGGGGAAAGATGCAACCTCATCAACAACTTCCTCTGCCCACTGAGTGTTTGGTGCCCATACTCTACCTGAAGCAAACAGATCTGAGACTGCATTTAATCGAGTAATTTTATCGTTACCTTTTACTGGGGTGAATTCTTGCACAGGAATCCCCATGGCTCTAAGTTCATAAATAAGAGGAGCGCCAGAGGCCTTCTTTTCGATAATCATTGAGTCCGGCTCCCATTCTTTCCACTCTTCAATCACTTTTTTCTTAAGAGCTGGGAACTCTAGGCGGTCTCTAAACGCATTTAATAGAATCAGATTACTCTGCATAATTCCATTTTCGTCTTCTTTTTCAAAAACCCCCCATAAAGTACAGGCCGAGTAGTCGGCTCGGGTGCTTTTCTCGAATGCTGTATCCCATGCCATGAGGGTAAAGTCGCAATACGGGGGATCGTCCTCCTCCCAGACCCGCCACCATTCCCTTTTTACGATGGCGGACTCTTCCGAGGTGGGGTTTTGCTGGTACTGAGCCTGCCATTTGGTGTTTGGAAGTTCAGTTTTTAGGGCTTCTAACTCTTTAATTGACCAAAATTCCGGCCATAGAGCGCCCCCCGAGGGCAGGATTGCAGGGAATTCAATAACCTCCCACTCCTCGCCGCCCCGCTGCGCCTCGGCTTTTAAGACCTGTCCAGTCAGATCCCGTTTTCCCCAGCGAGTCATCACTATCACGATTGCCCCACCCGGCTGTAAACGTTGCCGTGGACCTGAGGTGTACCACTCAGTGACCTTATCGTAGATCGAGGGGTCATTGGCCGCTAATGCTGCCTCTTGCTCCGAGTGGGGATCGTCAATAATGAGGAGATCCGCACCCTTACCTGTCACCGTACCCCCGACACCGATAGCAAAATACTCTCCATTGGCGTTAGTAGACCAACGGCCAGCCGCTTTTGAGTCGTGTCTTAAGGCTACGTTTGGAAAGATCTTGGCGTAAGTTTCCCCGTCCACAAGGTTACGGACTTTCCGGCCAAAACCGACCGCAAGTTCGGCGGTATTCGAACACTGAATGATCTTCTTTTGAGGAAACTTTCCTAAAAACCAAGCCGGCAATAAGTAGGAGGCGAACTCACTCTTGGTGTGCCGGGGTGGCATATTAATGATCAGTCTCTTTAACTTCCCAGAGGCTATGTCTTCAAACTTCCTAGCCATGACAGCATGGTGCCTGCCCGAAATAAAACCCGGCCACATGGTCTTTACAAAAGATAGGAAATTCTCCTGCCCCTTCTCCCTGGCAATCGCATCCTGATATTGCATTGCCATAGCAATAATCCCCTCCCTCTCACCTTCAGGGAGTTCATTAATCAACTCAAGCAACTTACTCAATTGACCGAATCCTCAACCCAGCAGGCCGGATCGACCTCGCCCGATTAGGCACACCCTTACAAACCCCCAAAGCAACAAGCGCCCTCATCTTCCTATGCACATTGCCCTCCCCCTTCTCCCCAGTGATCATCATCACCTCCTTCACCGTAGGACCATACCCATACCTCCTCCACCACTCATCAATAACCAAAAATATCTCCTTCT